ATGACCAATGACAAAACGAAGAACGCGGCTGCGACCGACGGACCCTACGACGTCATCTACTTCGCAAAGAAACACCGGATTTCCAACGAGGATGCCAAAGACATCATCGAAAAATATGGCGCCAATCGCAAAGAGGCTGATAAGGCCGGCCGCCGCATCAGCGCCTGAGGCTGGGCGGCGTTGCCGGACGGGACTCCAACAGCTCCCGGCACCTGCTTGCTATGCCCACGATTCAGTGGACGAATTAACCCTACTGGCTTACCTTAATATCAGCATACGCTTGAATACATCAGGCGCTATGCCATCGTATCTTCAGGATAACATCTTCCTGAAGCAATTCGCCGGAACCGTGGCCCGCCTCTTAGTTGAGAGGCTGGCCTCAATGCATAGGGGCCGAGCGCGATCATAAGAAGGGTAAGTCATGAGCGTCGTCTTGGAATTTCGTCCCAAATGCCCGCATGTCGAAACTCTCGCCGACTGCCGGGAAGCGCTTGAACCTCTCGTCATGAAGATCCTCGGTGAAGCCGTCAGCAGGGGCTATCCGCCGGCGGAGGCCGCAATGGTGATCGCCGATATCGCCGACGATTACATCCTCATGCTGTCGCGCCAACTCCGGTATTGATCGGATTTGTCGGCTCGCGCCTCGGGCTGCGAGGGCCGGTCGCAAAAGCACTTCCGCCATGAGAGATGTGGGAGTGGACCGCGCAGCGACTGCAGGGGTAGCAGTTGGTACAGGAGACGAGACCTGCTACGCGGTCCGTCGGCCACAACGTCAGTATTTGCCGGAAGTTCCGCCCATATCGGCTCCGCAGATGAGCCTTTGCTCCCGCAAGCAGGTCGGAGGAACAAGCGAAAATTGCTTCGCTCCGCTTCAATCGTTAGACTGGTATCCTTGCGCGCCGACGAAAAACGAAAGCGCCTCACCGCCCCAACAAAAAACCCCGGCGAAGCGGGGCTTTCAGCGGATTTCGCGGGATAATCACCATAAACGGCCCTGCCTGAGCAACAGAATCGGCCGCAGAGACCGGAAAACAGGATCATCTCCCCTCGCCTTTCCGCGGTTCGCTCAATCTTTGAATCATCACCGTAACGCAGCGTGAAACAAGTCACATCATCCGCCTGAACCGCGACCGTTGCTAACGCCACCGCGGCTGTCTCGGCGGCGCATTGGCCTGGATTTCATGCAGCGGCGCCCGAGCCCCGAGAAGTTTCTTCAGCTTCTTCTCCTCGGCCGGACCGATCCCGAACTTGCGGCAATGTTCTGCGACATCATGCTCCCGCGGACCGGGGATGCGAACTTGGCGATTGCTCATGCTTTTCATGACCGTTTCCTCCTGAGAGGAAAACCAGCACGATGCGAATTGGTTCGTTAGCAAAGTCTAAATTTTGGTGTTACTTACTCCCTGTTCAGCAAAAAGGTGTCGATCGCCTAGCAGCGCAGTAACTTGGGCGGGCTCAACTGATCTTCAACCAATGCCTCAGCGCTGCCACCGCACCGTCGCTCGCATAGGCAATCATCCCGCCGACCGTCAGGCCGGCAAAGGCAATCAGCCCCGATATCCCGTAGCCGATCGATTTCATCCGTTTCCATTCTTCCAGCGCCGGCGCCACCGTCTCCTGGTTCTTCTCGACGGTCTCCTTGAGGCCCTTGATCTCCTCGCGGATCTGGGCGTCGACACCGCCGCTGATCGCTGCCCTGGTATCGAGATGTGCGATCTGCCTTGCCTGCTCGTCGAGCCGGGTGTGGATCACGGCGCGGCTGTCGTGAGCATTGGCCTTTTCGTCGCTGACCTCGTTGCGCAGCAGTGCGACGTTTTCCTCGATGCCGGTCAGCCTTCCCTCGACGCGCCCGAGAGCGCGGAGAATATCGTCGTTTGATGTCATGGATAGAACTTCGCCTTGTGCGATTGAGGCAGGCGGCTGACGAAACGCAGGACGCCGTAGAGAGCCGGGTGAACGAAATCGGCGGCCGTATAGGCGTGACCGAGCAGGGCGGCGTTATCCTGCACGTTGGTCGCCAGCACTTCGGCGACGCGGTAGTTCGCCGTGCCGTCTCCCAAATCCGTTCGGTCTACCAGCGTCCGGCTGGTCCAGAGCCCAGTCTGATACTCGAACATGATGCGCGCGCCGAGCTTCGTCGTGTTTGGCAGGCGCATCGTGTCCCATGCCGTCACCCCGTCTTGGTTGCCGGGATGGCCGATGACGTTGCCGAGCGGCGTCAATTCGGCCGCCGATCCCTTCGTCGGATCACTGTCCGACATGAAGGCCGGCACGATATCAATCGTCTTGGCGAACCGCGACGATGCGATGAGTGACGCGTTCATGCTGGCGAGCGTGCCCGTGACCGGGTTCCACAGCGCCGACGTCGCGCTGTAGCCGGCGACCGTGCGGCCGCTATCCGACGATCCCGCCAAGGTCGGCAGAATGGTCGTGCCCACCATATGCGCGCCGGGATACCGGGCGATGATCCGATCATCGAGCCCGAACTTGCGCGACTGCCAGAGCGAAAGCGTCGTGTTGTTGTCGTTGCGGCCGCCCTGGTCGAGGCAGAAAGTCCAAATGTCTTTGCCGCCGTTGAACGTCGTCTTGATGGCGTCAATCATCACCCATCGCTTGGTCGCGTTGGTGGCAAGCTCGAATTCGTTATGCTCACCAGGAACGCCCATGACGAGCGGGACAGTGCTCCCCCATACCTGGTCACGCTGGTCGAGCCATCGCCGGATCATGCCCATGTTGCCGCGCTCGTCGGCCGACGCGGCGATCTCCTGCCGCTCGATCAGGCTGTCGCCGACGACGAGTGGAACCGGCCGGCCGTCCCATCCTTTCGCCAGGACAAGCGCGGGCCCGTAAGCCTGGATCTGCGAATTCGTCGCGTTGCCGATCGTGTTGTAGAGGCTGTCAGGATCGAGCGCCGCCGTCGACGCCCCGTTTGCGGCAGCCAGCGCCTGTACAGACGCCAAGTCGGCCGCGCCCCAATACCTTTCGCCGCGATGGCGCTGGATGCGATAGGAGCCGCAGCGCTGCGCACCCTCTGCGCCGTGATAGACGGTCCGGACGCCAAAGATCGACCATGCCGGCAGAGCAACTGGCAGCATGACCTGCCCGTAAACAATGCCGGTTGCGGCGGTGACCGTCGCCGGCACCAGACCGCCAAACAAGATCGGGTATTCCGTGCCGTTCGGCATCACGAAGAACGCCTCGTCGATCACGGTGTCGGCGTTCGGCGACTGCGTTTCTTGCGGCGCATTGCCGCCTTCGGTCAGCGCGAAGCCGACGAACGGGATAAGGAAGTCGTTCGTCGGATAGTCGGGCGAGCCGAAGAACAGCTTGGTGCATTGGTAATTCAGCCCGGCCGGGAACGTCCATGGCGTGGCGGTCGCGCCGGTCGGCCAGCGCGTGCGCGTCGCCGCCGGCATGTAGCGATCAGGATCCGGCACCCAAGGCGGTGGCGCCAGAACAGCTCCACCCCTCGGATACGTCAGGGCAAGCGAGATGGCATTCATCATCGGCGGGTTCCATATCTGGTGGTGAGGTCGTCGTAGAAGCGCACGGTGCGCCCCTGGCGGGCATTGGCGCGGTCGAGCGCCTGGCGCTCGCGGGCGAGGATGGCGATGATGGGCTCGCCCTCCACGACAGGCGCATGCGCTTCCTGCCTCAGGAGATCATCGGGCAATGGCGGCAGCGCGATGCCGGCCGCCGCCTGCCCCTTCATCACCGCCGCTCTGTTCAGCCGCTCAGTGGCGGAGCAGCCACTGACGATCAGCAGCAGTGACAGCGCAAGCGCGGTTCTTTTCCGAAAGCTGAAGCTCATAGGATTGGATCTCGGTTTCGAGTGTGTCTCTGGCCGCCTGCTCCGACGCCTCAGCGGCTTTCAGGCGCTTGCGGTGCTCTTCGGTGGCCTCGGCCGCCGCGTCGCGCTGCCGTTCCATCTCGGCGGCTTTCGCTTCAGCCGTCGTCTTCTCGGCCAACATGATATAGCCGGCCCGCGCCTCTCGCGCCGCCGAGGGATAACCGATCGCAACCGCATAGAGGTGATAGAGCACCAGCCCGGCGGCGATGCCGGCGCCCATCTTGAGCGTGTCGAGGAGGGAGAACATCAGATGCCCTCGAGGCAGAAGGCGCGCTCTTTCTGCCGGCGCCGGGTGAGGCCCGGAAAGGTGATGCCGGCGGCGCGGTTCCACTTCAAAAGCGCCTCGCAGCCCTCGGCCGTCCTGCCCTGGTTGATCAGCCTGACCGCGCTCGAGCCGCAGGCCGCCTTGACGCCGACATTATAGGCAAACGAGGTGAGCGCCACGAAACGGGCATCCGGCAGCGGCACGCGCACGCAGCTTTCGACGCCGCCCGCATAGGTCTTGAGCTCCAGCGCCAGCAGCGCCTTGCACTGCTCCACAGTCTTGTGATCGCCGGGTTTGACGCCATTGGTGCTGCCGTAGCAGATCGTCCATGGCTGCCCCTTCGTGGCCGGATCGGGATAGGCATTCTGGCGCAATCCCTCGAACGAGCCGACGAGCGCCACAGCCATGGCCGCGGCGGCACTACCCTTCTGCAGGCGGTTTGCCATTCAATTCTCCTGAGATTTTCTGCTGAACGAAGATGCGAGCAACGATCGCCGCAACGGCGAAAAGCCCCGTTGCGACCGACATGGCGAGCTGGATGTAGAGGTTGCGCGACACCCAGGTTGCAGCGACGAAATTGATGACGGGCTCAAGCACAATGAAGAGCAGCGCCAGCGCCATGAGGCGGACGGACCAGGCGTGCTTGATCACTGCGCGCCAGTTATGGACGAGCATGGGGTGGGCTCCGGGATGCTGTGAAACGCAAAAGGCCCGCCGAAGCGAGCCTTGAGTTATATCGATTTTGAATTTGCGCCTAAGCGACGGCTTTCATTTCTCTTTTATTCACTGGTGCATTTTCCGCTTCAAACTGGAGCATCTCTCCCCAGGGATTTGCTATCAATCGAGATCGCGCGGGCAATTGAGAGCCGATTTCTCGACTGAAAATGAAGACCAAAGCGAACCAGTAAGTCAAAGGCGACTTAGCGACCATCATGAGCAGCATCGCAAAGTCGGCTACACGACAGACATATTTGCAACGTAAGCTTGAGCGTGGCTCGCCTATTTTCCCCGCGAGAGAGATTTCTACTCGAATATCCAAAATAACGCCCGTTTCCGGGCTGTCTGGAAGGCATAGTGATGGTTCCGCTGTCGCAGTCCTTGTCCACCCAGCGGAGGATCATCTTCTATCCATAAAAAAGGCTCCGAAGAACCGCCCCCTCTTTCCGTTTTGGCCAAGGCCAAGCTACCGCCCCCTGCCCGCTTACAATCCGAATCCGATTTAGATGCGGTATTTGACTACTTTCGCCGGCGAGCCAACGGCGATGGCATAATCGGGAATATCGGCCGTGACGACGGAATTCGCTCCGATCACGGCGCCGGTTCCTATCGTGACGTTCATCAATATTTTGGCACCCGCGCCAATCCAGACATCATCACCAATTTCGACAAAGCCGATTTCAGCCTTCTGGAGCCTGATTGGAACGTCTCGCCTCATACCGTGGCCGTGATCAATGATCTGGACATCCGAGCCGATCAGCACATCGTTGCCTATGGATATGCGGTTCTTGGCAGTGATGATGTTCCGGCGACCGATGACCGTATTGTTTCCAATAAACACCTTCGGCTCAGGCATCGTGAGTTGGAAGAAGGAATAGTCTTGAATCGTGACGTTGCTGCCGACCTCAAGAACCGCATGCTTTACCATGCGGAACTCAGCACTGCGCTTGACAACCAGGTTCGAGCCGGCGCGGCTGAAGTAGCGAAATCGCTTGTAGGCGGTAACGAGACGCTGAAGAATTCCTCCGCGATTCCGGTACGATGCTTTATCGGCTGCCATGGTTTCCTCCGAGTTCGAAGGTCATTAGCTGACGACATCGATTATTGCCAGTGATCGTGCCTGCATATCCCCGCAAGAAACTCGGGCGCGCTCGATCGTGACACAAGCGGCATTATGCATTCCTCCCACACGGGAAATAGAAACCATCGTTCCACAGCCAGAGAGTGCCGGACGCGCCAGCCACATGGCGGATCTGCCTGCTTGTATTTGTCCAGATATCGCTACAGCCGATTGCAAGTCCGTTGGCGACCTGGATGGTGCCCATGTTGCCGCCATCATTACCGATACCCCCTGCAAGCGTTCCTTGAGCAGGGTCCGATAGCAGGGCTGCGTTAGTTGCCGCCGACGAGGTGAATTCAAATCGCAGCTTGGCCTTGACCTTCACCCCATTCGGCACTGTCAGCGCCAGGAGTGCCGAAGTTGTGGAGATAGCAACGTTGACAGCGTCCTTGACCGGCGTAACGAAAGTGTATTCGTCACGCGGGTACATCACGAATTGCCGGATGAGCGAGCTGGCATCGGTCAACACCACACCGATGCATTTGACGATGCTATAGCCGGTGAGCAGCGTTGTGGTGACGCCGCCGATGGTTGCCGAGGTCGAGAGAACAATGTCGAACGACAGGTCTGCGTCCTTGCGCAGGGCATAGGCAAAATAGGTCGCGTTCGCTGCAACGGCGCCAGCGTCAAGGCCGCCAGCGCCGGTGCCAGCCGCAAATGTTCCCGTCACTCGCTTCGTCAATGACGTTGCGCTGGAAACGAAGCTCGATCCCGTCCTGGCAGATCCTGCAGCAAAATCGATATGCGTATTCGGGCTGGCGCCGTTGTTGGAAAGGGTGAGCCCGACAATGAAATCGCCGACCGCCGAACTGTCGGCTTTGCTCTGGATCCTGGCGAAGAGCTTGTTGGTGAAGAAAGCGGCACCGGAACAGATGATTTCGACGCTGTAACCGTCCTTGAGGACAAGCGTGGCCGCGCCGTCGATCGTCTCCGAACCATTCGGATCGATCGTCACATCCCCGCCATCGGCGATGACGCAATAGTGCCAGTTTGCGCCGAGCGTCGCCGCTGCGGTCAGGGTGAGCGTGGCTCCCGCGGTAAAGCGATGGACGGCGTTATCGTCGGATGCGAGCGCGGTGTAATCGCCCGACTTGGCCGCATAGACCAGAGCGTGATCGAACGAAACGTCGACGCCGTTCTGGGCAAAGCCGAGCAGGCCGCCGCCTTTCAGATAGAGGCCGGTCTGCGGGGTCGAGGCGAAGCCGACGCCCGGCGCGGACACGGTTCCGCCTGCGGCTTTGAGCGGTGCGATCATCGGCGCCGAACCGTCGCGCGGCAGCGAATTGGTGATTTCGTTGCCGAGGTCGGTGGTCAGCGCGTTCCACGGCGCCGGGTCGATGACCTGGCCGACGGAGGGTGTCGTGCCGGCGGGTTTGGAATAGACGCCGGTTGATGGGTTTCTGGGCATTTACCTTCTCCAAAGAAAAAGGCCCCGCGAATTGCGAGGCCTGTGGTGTGTGTAGCGATGCCGGGTGACGGGCAGCCGCATTTTGCATGGGTTGATCAACCTGGAGATCGACAGCCTCGGCTTGCCACTTCAACGTCGCGGATATGGAAACGCAACATTCCGCATAAGCCGGACACTTGAATTTGTCCGCTGTTGAGATCAGGCAACAGGGGAAAAGACGGCTCGAAAGAGACGCCCTGTTTTCCGCTTTGTTTTCTGAACTACGTCAGACTGTCTTCTCTTGAACAAGAGGTCGGCTCCATAGAGATCGGTTCGGGTTCCTATCAAGCCACTGTTGCGCCCCTCAAAACGAGCAGCCAGATCAAAGCCCATTTCATCAGCTATTCTCGTTAATGATATTTCTGAAATGGTCCGGTGGGGATAACGTATCTCTATGTTGTCGAATCCGTCAGGAACCGGGCCGGCGCCGTTATCAAAAAGGCGGGACGACTGGATGGTGAAACGCTTTCTGTTCGAGAAGGCATTCCGCGCCAAATAAGCGTAACGAGTTGTCCTGCTCAGAGCCTCCCGCCAAAGCTGTTCCGGATCCGCAAGGTATTGAAGCGTCCCGCTACTGTAGAATACGTCAAACTCAGCCGGCAATTGTTCGGAGTACGATATCCCTGGCCTTAAAACCTGCGCAGCATCCACCATGGATTTTGTCTCCACGACTGTGAATGACCAGGCTGGGAGCTGCTTTCGCAAAACGGCGCACATCTCACCAGCGGATCCGCCGAAATCGACGAACCGGCCCGACGGAACATCCATGGTCGGCAGGAGGTCCGCTGGAAGTTGGACATAGGCCTCTTCCTGACCAACCAACTGCCGCGACCGTTCTATCCGGAAGGCTGTGAGATGCTTATCCCCATATGCAGGAGCCGCCGCGGCTGCTCTCCTCCACGATCTGTACGACCTCTCACGCGTCCGCCATTCCTTTACGGCTTCAATTGCGGAACTAGGGAGAACTCTTTTGACGAGACGTTTGAGCATAAAAGGCCTGCGTTTCAAATATTGGCGAGTGACAGTGGAGGTTGAACTGACCGTCTACAGCACTAACGGGCGGCCTGCTACCAATAGTTTTAGAACGATGAGACTTCAATTTATAGTACTACTTGGTTTTCTATTTCCGTGTCGCACATGGGCCTGTTTATTCCCGCGCGATCATCGGCGCCGAGCCGTCGCGCGGCAGCGATTTGGTGATTTCGTTGCCGAGATCGGTGGTCAGCGCGTTCCACGGCGCCGGGTCGATGACCTGGCCGACGGAGGGTGTCGTGCCGGCGGGTTTGGAATAGACGCTTGATGGGTTTCTGGGCATTGGTCTTCTCCAAAGGAAAAGGCCCCGCGAATTGCGAGGCCTTGCGTTATACAGTCGTTAGCCGGCGCCACGGTGCCAGCACCCGGCGCCGAGAGAGCTTTCACGCGTTGCTGCCCTCGAAAGCCTGAACGGGCTACCAAAGGCCACTTTGCTGCCGTCCAAGGAGTGCACGCACGAGCGCGGCCCCAGGCCCTTCGCGGGTCTGGTTCATCGTCTGCCGCGGATTGCGAGAGTCCGGTTTCGGTGTCGAAATGGGCGGGTTGTCAGGCAGGGCCAAGGGATCGGCGGCGCCGTCAGCCTGGTACTGTGGCAGAAAGCTCTTTGCTCTCGCGAACCGGTCTGCGGCCTCCTGGTTCCCCGGCTTATCGTAATCGGCAAATTGCCAGGCTCTGTTCATCAGGCGTTGCGCCTCCTCGAGCGATTGAGCGGCGTTCAGCCTGGTGATCAGGCGAGGGTTCTCCTGCAGGAAGAACTCGGCCTGTGTCTGCGGGCTGATCGCGCCCGGCTTTTCACCCTTGGCGGCAGCGAAGTCGTAAAGTGCCTGCAGGCGGGTATCGCGCCACGACATGATGGCGCCCGATCTGCCTGGCTTTCCGCTCTTGCTCGGGTCGGGCCAGGAGCTGTTGGCTAGCTTGCTCGAGAACTGGCTTTCGGACTGACCCGTCGAGGCGATGGCCGCCAGACCATAGGGGTTGGTGACCTGGATGATCGAGCCATTCTTCGTCTTGTAACCGTTCTTCACCGTGCCCATGAAGCCGTCGAAGACATCGGCGTCGATGGGTTGCTGGCGGGGAGTGCCCCTTACCGCCTGCCGATCGTGGCGGCTGGGTTTTGGCGTAGGAACGGGCACTTTGCCCGTTGGAACGAAGGGATCGTCGCCAGGCAGCTGGGGCGCGGTCGCGGGCTGCTGGCGGCGCTCGTCCGTCGTCATCTGCGGATCGGGATATTCCGGCCGCGGCGTCGGAATGGGCACCTTGGTCCGCGTAGGGACGGCATGCGCGGTCCCAGCGGTCTGTGCCGCGATCGCCGCTTCAATCATACTGTCCGGATAAAGAGCGCCCGATGTTCCCTGCTCCTGAGTGACGAGGGCGCGAACGAACTTCTTTGCCATAGCCGGGTCGTTCAGGCGCAGATCATCGTCAGGGTCAATGCCCATCATTTGCGCGATGTTGGCAGCCGCCGTGAAAGAGTTAGGCGTCCATCCGCTGGCTCCCGCAATCATCTGGTTCGGCGTCAGCATGCCCTTTCGATACTTCCTCATGATCTGCCAGATATTGTGCCGCATGCCCGCTTCCGGCGTGGCATAGACGACTTGCGGATCGCCCTGATCGGTGTTCTCGGAAGGGCCGATGATTCCTGGCCCGTGCTGGCCGGCGTATTTGAGATTGGCGGGATTGTTGTTGCGCATGCCGGCCGGCAGTTTGGCGCTACGAACGGGGTCGGATAGAATCGTTTGAAGCTCTGCCCCGTCGTTTGCGGATCCGGCGGCGTCACCGACAGCAGCCGGTGCCGCGGGCTGTTGGCGGCGTTCGTCGGTCGTGACCTGCGGGTCGCGATAGCCAGGTTTCGGCGAGGGAATAGGTCCGTTGTCAGGCAGCGGAGCGAAGGCGTCATCGCCCGGTTGATCGGCCGCCATTGGCTGCTCGCGGCGATAGTCGGTCGTAACCATCGGGTCGCGATAAGGCCGCGGCGTCGGAATGGGAGGGTTGGCGGGCGGTGCGAAGGGATCGTCGCCAGGCTGGTCGGCCGCCCGGCGATAGTCCGTCGTGACCATCGGGTCGCGATAGGGTTTCGGCGTCGGAATAGGCCCGTTGTCGGGCAGCGGCGCGAAGAGACCGGCGCCGGGCTGGGCGGCCGGGGCCAAAGGCTGTTCGCCGCGATCGTCCGTCGTCATCAGCGGGTCGAGACTGGGTCTTTCCGGCGGAACGGGCCCGTTGTCCGGCAGCGGCGCGAAGGGATAGTCGCCCGCATCGCCGGCCGGCGCCGCGCTGCCCTCGCCGCTTGCCTGCTGCTCCTGCTGGCGGATCGCCAGCCCGCCCAGGAGGGCCTGGACAAGACGCGCGGCCCCTTGCCAGGGGGATTGTACGGGGCCGGAATCCATGCCCTGCTGCAGCATGGCATCAGCCAGCTGCTTGCGCCGGTCGCTGATGTCGCCCTGTGTCTTGCCGGTATCGCCGCCGAAAATGAATGACGCTAGTGACATTGGTCCACTGCCCTTTCGTAGAAGACGCGGTCGAAACCGTCTGTCTGGATGGATTTTTCACACATTGTTGAACATGAGGCCGATCTGGATCGGACCGTCGTCCCTGTATCGGGACCGATCAGCACGCCGTTACCCCGCTGATGTCCTAGTTCAGCCGTCAATCCGGCGCGTCGGCCCACCACCGAAGAACAGCGACAGGAAGCCGGGAGAGGCCGGCGCTGGTTTGGAAGGCTGGCCTGTCGAAACGCCGGCACCTTGACCGGCGCCTGCCTGCTGCTCCTGCCGCTGTTGACGAACCGCCAAGCCGCCGAGCCCGCCTTCGGCAAGCCGCGCGATCCCTTCCCACGGCGATTGCACCGGGCTCGCATCCATGCCCTGCTCCAGCATGGCGTAGGCCAGTTGCTTGCGCTTGTCGTCGATGTCGGCCTGGGTCCTGCCGGTATTGCCGCCTGAGATGGTTGGGATCATGCCACTGCCCTCTCGTAATCGACGCGATCGAAACCGTCGGCAGCTTCGAACACGGCATCCGGGTGGACCCCGCGCACGTCATCCGACATCAGGCCGAGCTGCATCGGGCCGCCGTCCTTGTAGCGGAAGGCGTAGACCGGCAGGCCGTTATCCAGGGTGCCGACCCGTCTGATGTCTTCCTTCAGCCGCCGGTCGGATTTCATCGCCCAGCCTCCGAGCAGTGAGCCGCCGAGGCCGAAGAGACCGCCCATGGCGGCGTTCGACTGGGCGACCTGCTGATTGTACTGGCCCATTTTCTGGTTGAAATTTTCATTGATCAGCCCGGCCTGGTCGACGTTCGGCAGCTGCGTCGTCGGCGTGTTGACGTAGCTCGGCTGGTGAACCTGCGATCCCGACATCAGCGCCGAAATCTCGTTCAGCGGCTGGTTCCGCTCGGTCAGGATCGAATTCTGGGCATTCGAATACATGTCGCCGAGATACTGGTCGGAGGCGGCCTGCTTGCGCGTGGAAAAATCGCGCAGCGCATTGTCGTAAGCCGCCGAGCCCATCGAGATGCCCTTGTCGGCCAGGCTCTGGTCGAGGCTTGCCTGATCGCGGTCCCACTGGTTGTTGAAGCCGGACTGCCAGTGATCGTTGACATATTTGTCGACATTGCCGGCGCTCAGATCGACATTGGTGCCGAGGATACCGGAGATCTTGCCGGTCTGGTCGTTGGCGAGCCTGGCGAGGCCGAGTTGCGTCTGCTGCGTCTGGTCGTAGATCGCCTGGTTCTGAGGCGAATAGGTCTGATAGGCGGAATAGACCGGCAGCTCATATGTCTTGCCGTTCTGATCCTTCATGATGCTCTTGCTGGTCTGCTTGTATTCCAGCGAACCATCCGGCGTGTACTGGTTGGTGTGGCTCAAGCCGGCATTGGCAATGGCGGTGTCGACGTTGGTGGCCGTCTGTGCCGCCGCGGTCTGTGTCGGATCAGGCGCCTTGGGGGCCTTCGGCGTGGAGACCATAGGGGAAATCCTCCTTCATGATTGCGTAAAGCAGCGCGTCGCAGTCGCCGAAATAGGCCTGCTGGCGGCCTTCCAGCCGTGCGCCGAGCCTTGCGAGCATCGTCTGGGCGTCGATATTGTCGGCCCGTGTCCTGGCGGTTGCGCGCCGGCAGCCGAGCTGATGCACGACATAGTGAAACACCGATCGCATCAGCGTCCGCGAAAACCGGTCGGCGGCGAGCGAGACCTCGACATCATGCGCGGTCCAGACGTTGAAGACGAAGCCGGCGATGATCCTGCCGCGGTCGACATGGGCAAGCGTGGTGTAAGGCGGGTGGAAGCTGACGCCGATCCGGCCGCCGACCCAGGCAGCGATTTCCTGGCGCGGTTCGGAGACGATCAAATCGGCGCGCCCTTTTCGTAAAGCACCGAGCCGCCGACGACGGCCGCCTCGGAGACGGAGCCGGAGGAGCCGGAGATCAGCGCGCGAATCGTCGGCGCCAAGGCCGAGCCGGCGCCGCCGGCGGAGGCAAATTTGCGCACCAGCGAAACGCCGGGGAATTTCGACACGCCCCAGACCGCCGTTCCCCATTTCGCCGCCGCGTTGTTTTCGACCGACGACAGCAGTGCGGTTGGAATCTTGGTCTGGTAATCCACCGAGATCCCGCCATACATCAGCGAGGAAACGCCGATCTGCGCCGTCACCCCGATCAGCTTCGAGAGCTTGGTCGAAAGCCCGTCGCCATAGCGGCTCCACGCGCCGACCATCAGCGCGTCGATCGCCACGCCATTGTCGTTGGCGCCGACCTCGGCCTCGTAGACCGTGCCGTCGCCGGCGCCGAAGAACAGCCGGTCCTGCCAGGTCGCCCAGCAGGAGGCCGGCATGCCGACGAAGCGGCACCAGGCGCCGGTTTCGGTGTTCATCACATACTGGTAAGGGCCGAAGGAGGACGGCAGGTTGACGATCGCCATCTGCCGCGCCGGAAAGCTCGAAAGCTGCCATTCCCCAGAGGTCGTGCCGGTCGCCGCCACCGTCTCGCGCCAGGTCGGGCCGATCCTTGCGGTAATCGCCCCGAGGCTGGTGGCGCCGCGGTCGAGCTGCACCGCCTTGGTGATCGGCACGATGCCATCGGTCGTCATGATCGCCAGATCGGCGCCGACCGAGAGCAGGCAGCGGTCGCTGCCGAGCGGCCGGCCGAGCTTGAAGGTGCCGATCAGGCCCCAGTTCGAAACGCTGGAGGGATCGGAGCCCTGGAAGACGATCACCTCGCCTTCCGAGGAGATCAGCACCAGGCATTGCTGCAGGCCCGTCGAAACCGGAATCGTCCAGACGTTGATGGCCACCAGCGTGCCGCCATATTTCATGTTGCCGCCGACCGGCAACACCGTCGCCGCGCCGCTGACGGCGTCGGTGGCGAGATACCAGACATTGGTCGAATTCTTCTCGATGAACCACAGGCGCGAACGATAGGCCGTCACCGCGATCAGCAGCGACGAGTCCGATATGCCTGATATCATCGTCGAGGCGACGTAGGGGGTGGCGACCGCGCCCTTTTCGAGCTGCGCATTGGTGACCGTTCCCGTCACGGTGACGACAAGCGTGCCGGCCGCCGGCGTGAAGGGAAGCGAGACGCGGTTATTGACGCCGGTGCCGTTCAGCGTGCCGGAGAAGGCGCCGGACAGCGTCACGGAGCCGGTGCCGAAAAAGCTCAGCGTATACGCCGTGTTGCGGACGGCGACGTTCTGGGTGGCGAGCGCTGCCGTGCCCACGAGGAAATTATTCGTCCAGGAGGTGCCGTTGAAGAGCAGCGGCGTGTCCAGGCCGTTGACGAGACGCAGGAATTCCTGGCCGGCCGGGTTGGTATATTGCTGCACCGACCAATGGGCGCTCGCCATGCCCGAGACGACAGGCGCACCGACGGCGCCGCCTACCGTCACGTCGAAAATCTTGTCGCCGGCAGCGGCAAACAGCCTGTTGCTGACGCCCGAATAGGGGATGACCGTCTGCACGTCGCCGCCAAGGCCGGTTGAGAAGGCAAGGAAGCCGTAGCGGGCGCGCACACGGTTGGCCTCGGGAAAGAAATTGTCGAGCTGAAACGCCGCATCCGCAGGCATATCCGCCATCTCGACATCGGTTCGCCAGCCGCCGATCGGGGCGATCCAGTCCTTGCTCGGCGAAACGCGGCCGGTGCGCCCATTCGGAGGGACAGGTCTGCGGGTCATGGATTTGCCACCGTGATCGTGCCGGGCCAGTAATTCTCGGGCCCCTCACCCCTCGCCGGCAGCGAGAGATCGACAGGGCTTGCCGCCCGGTCGGCGCCGATCGCCGCTTCCTTGGATCGCTCGAAACTGGCGATCTCCTCGCCGTAATCGAGGCCCTTGGCCCGCTTCCAGCGCCAGATCAGCGAGAGTTCGAGGAGGTCTTCGGGGAAACGGGCGGTATCCGTGTCGTTCGCCCAGGTGTCGGCTATCGCCGCGCCACCATTCACCGCCACCCAGAAGCCGGAAATATAGGCATATTCGATCGTCTCGCCCGAGACGTTGGGGTAGATGTCGAGCTTGCCGCCGGCCATGCGCCAGATTTGCGGCACCGGGTTGGAATTGAGGATCGTCTGGCGCTGCCAGCTCTGCGGCTCGACGGGCCCGTTGAGCTGCCAGAGGCGCGAGGCATTCCAAATCTTGGCATTGGCGGCGAAGCGGTTCCAGTCGGCGGGCGGCTCGGCCGGTTCCGGATTTGCACCGGTCGCCACGAACTGCCGCCGCACCATCAGCGCCGACCAGTCATGCTCGCGCACCAGGTCGCGGCCGGCGCGGGTGGAGAGGATGCGCAGCTGCATGATCTGCGGATCCGCCGAAGACATGACGGCCGTCGGCGGATCGAGGTCGATTTCCGCGCAGACGTTCTGAATGATGGTCAAGAGCGACATGTGCGGATCTCCGGTTGAGAGCAGTTGCGGCGGATGTAGGTGAATTTGATAGGGTGTGCCGTGTAGCTCCCTCATCCGCCCTACGGGCACCGACCGGGGTTGAGCCACTGGTCTCAACCCGTCCTTCGGACCCCCGCTGGGGAGAAGAGACAGGTGGCGGCGTCTCGATTCTCCCTTCTCCCCAGCGGGGAGAAGGTGGCCCGAAGGGTCGGATGAGGGGGCTGCTTGCGTCAGCGCTTCTTCAGGCTGCTTGCCGACCGCGGCTCTTGCTGCCGCTTTCGTTTTCCAGCGCCTCGAAGCGCGAGGCCATCTCCTTCATCTGCGCCTGCAGGCGGGTGACCTCGTCCTTCAGCCGCTCGTTTTCGGCGGCAAAGGCGGAAGCGGCGCTGGAGTTTTCGGCAGTGGCGAGATAGGCCCGGGCGGCGGCGGTAAGCTCGTTGGCGCCCATGCCGATCTTCTGCTTGGCGGTGTCGGAAAGGGCTGCCAGCTGCTCGACCGTATAGATGTTGACCGCCTCCATCTCCTTGATCTGGCTGGGTTTGAGATAGGGCCATTGCGAAAGCGGCGTGCCGGTCAGCTGCTCGCGCGCCTCCGCCCCTTCCTTGAAACGCTTATAGGCGTCGGCAAAACGCTGTTTGTCGTTGTCCGTCACCTCGCGGTAGACTTCGGTATGCTTGTCGCCGGCGATGAAGATGCGGACGAATTCCTTATCGGCAAAAATCGGCCGGCCTTCCTTCTCGGTCAGAAAGGTCTGTTCGACCGGTTCGAGGCTGAAGGAGGCATAAATTCCGGTATTGTCGGGCATTTGCTGGTCTCGCTGTTGATGGCGGGGAGATGCGGGCGCCGAAGCGCCGCTGTGATGTCGTGCCGGTGGCTGCCCCTCACCCTAACCCTCTCCCCGCTTGCGGGGAGAGGGGACGTGCCCTGCGAGAGGTAGTGGGGACGGAGAGCTCGCGGCTTGCTCCCTTCTCCCCGCAGGCGGGGAGAAGGTGCCGGCAGGTGGATGAGGGGCATGCCACGCATGGAGAGGGCGAAACGGGCGCCGAAACGCCCGTCGATTGCTTTGATTTAGTTCACCTTCGACAGAAACGGCCGCATCAGCGTCGCTTCGAGCACGCCCGTCGCCGTGATGGTGATAGCAGTGCCGTTGGCCGTCGCATTGGCCGAGAGCGTGATGCTCTGGATGACGCCGTTCGGGTTGTAGGTGATGCCCGAGATCGTCGTGCCGCCTGCAATACCGGTGCCGGCGACCGCCGCACCGATGAACGGGCCGGAGCCGGCGCTGAGGCCGGCAATACCCGCCAACAGGTTGGAGCCGTTGACCGTTGTCGCCGTAAACGTCTGGTTGGCGGCGGCAAAGTTGACGTTGGCGATGGCCTTGGTGGTGGCCGTGGCCGAGGCCGGGGCGCTCGCCTGGCCTGCGGTGGTGGTGGTTTCGGCAACGACGAGGGCCGCCGTTGCGGTCGCCACCTGCGACGGCGCCTGGCCGTTGCGCTGCAGCCAGATGTAATAGGTGCCGGCGGCAAGGGTGATGGCGCCAACCGGACCGCCGGTCAGCGTCGGCGGCTGGGCGGCCCCGGAAAAGACGCCACAGCGCTGGCCGACGACGGCAGCGGCCGTAGTCAGCAGCGAAGCGACATAATCCCGGGTCCACTGGAACCACTGGCCGGGCTGAAGGGTCGTCTGCGAGGCCAGCACCAGCTGGCAATAGACCCATTCGGATTCACGATCACCGCCGGCGATCGCGCCGAGGGCAAAGTTCGGCCCGGGAATACCGGAGCCGGAAACGATCGGGCCTTCGACGACGAACGGGTTCGCGCCAAGACGATCGGACTGGATTGTTGCGATCGACATTTGCTTGTTCCTTTCGTTCGATCAGGCGAACAACACGCCCTGCAGGAAGGCATTGTTCATGGTGAGGTTGCCGGCGAAGCCCATGAGCTGGACGAAGGCATCCTGGTTGGTGTTCATCCGCTCGTCACCGATCGGCGCCATGTCGCGGTCGCGGTGCGGGCGGTAGAACAGGTACTTGGTGTTGAGGAAGAACATCTGGTTCAGAGGCGCGCCGCCGCCGAAGCCGCCGTCGAAGATCACGTCGGCGCCCATGTATTGCAGCGACTGGAAGCCGGCCATGCCCTTGTCGGCCGAGGTGATGCGCTGGATCGCCTGCAGCGATTCCCAGTAAAGGCGGAAGAAGTTGTTGTCGGCGACGACGAGGTCGGGTGCGTCGGAACCGCGCACGCAGGACATATAGAGCCGGTTCATATAGCTCTGGATGTTGGCGTTGGTGGCGGCCGCACCGCCATCGGCCGAGGCCGAGAATTTCTGGTTGCGCCAGAAACCCCAGGTGGCGCGCGAGATGCCGCCGACCGTGCCAGAGGTCGGCGAGGTCGAGATCAGCAGTTGCAGGCCGCCGATCTGCCGCCCGCCATCGGCCGTGCCGTCGGAATAGCAGTCGAGCGCGATGTTGTTTTTCAAAGTGGTTTCGGCATTCTCGATGCGCTGTTCGAGCAGGTCGAGGATCGCATCCTCGCCGGAATTCTGCAGCTGTTCGAGGCCGGACATGGAGACGGCGACCGCAGCCTGCTTGAGGTCGTATTCGGCAGCGGTGATGACGTCGGAGGGTTGGACGTTCAGGATATCGTAACCAGAGTCAGTTCTGTTATCGCAGAGGCTCTTTATCCCCTGCTTCTTCACCTTGCGCCAACTCAGTGAAGCTCAGACTATATCTTCCCATTTGCTATGGGCCGGGATTTCGTGGGCAGATTATTCTTTCGTCACTGCCTAGTCGTTCGACCTTCCGCATCCCTCACAATCCATCGGATTGCTACATATGCGGCTTGGTTCGGGATTGCCATCATTTTGATTCAGATGCTATTATTAGAACACAACATCTGATTGGCGATAGTTTTCCCCGAATTAACCCGGTTTTTCACCTGAGGTAATACGTGCCACAGATCACTTTGACATGTGAATATTGCGGAGCTTCTTTCGAGAAATGGCCTTCGGCGATCCGCTATGCGGAAGCCAACGGAACATCCTCCAAATTCTGCTCTAGAGCCTGTGTCGGCAAAGCCCGATCAGATGGTTCGATCGAAGCTAAAAGGAAGCGAGGCTCAACCCTTGTCTGCGAGGCATGTGGGAATGGTTTCTATCGAACCGTCAGCGACATCAAGGCGGGTCGGTCTCGGTTTTGTTCCGAGCCCTGCCGCCAGCAGGGATTTAGGCTGAAGCTGATCGATAAAAGCGCTCCACGTCCTCAAAATCTAAGGGGCAAAACAATCACATGTGTTGTTTGCGGGGATCAGGCATACCGCAAGAAATCGATGATCGAAAGGAACATCGATAAGACCTGCGGCGATCCTAAATGCGTATCAGCTTATGGCAGGTCCATGTGGGGACTTGAGCCATATTCCGAGGAGGAGTTCTTGAAGCCGCGCCCGAGACGCCGATACCGAACCACTAATTTCACGCCATTGCAGCGAAAGAAGTGGCTTGGAACAGAGTGCGCTCATTGCGGTTCGAATTCCAACCTAACGCTGGATCACATAATCCCTTGCTGTGCAGGTGGTACAAACGTTCAAGAGAATGCTCAAACGTTATGCGGCCGCTGCAACAATATCAAAGCTGCCACAACGGACAGGCTTTTGGCACGCAAGCAAACCTCAGGCGGCGGCTGCAAAAGTTAACCGCTTGAAGGTGGAATTTTCCTGGTACTGCAGTTCCTGGACGATGGTGCGGCCGCCGGAGATCGGCTTTTTGCGGCCGCGGCTGTTGAGGCGGGTGAGAAGACCGTTGTTCTTCGTCACGTCGTCGGCGACCGTGCCGCTGCGGTTGCGCAGCGTCGTGGTGACGATTTCAGAGAGATTGGGCGAAATGGGCATCGATCATTCCTTTGATCAGAATTGGCCTTTGATCAGACTTGGCCGCGCGAAAAACGCATGGCGTCGCGCAGCGAGTCCCGGATGGAGGTGGGCTGGCCCCTTGCCGCATCGCGGGTCGGGCCCGGCGCGGAAGAACCAGAGATGGATCGCGAGGCGCGGCGGGCTTGATCTGCCGCTGCGGCCCTCTGGGCTTGGAGTTGTGGGACGGATGCCTGAGCAGTCTGGCTGATCAACTGCCGGCGAATGTCCGGGCGCATCCAGCATGCGGCGTCGTAGGCGTCCTGGAGCGACGTTGCCCGCCCTGCGTTGACAAGGGCGATCATGTCCTCGAGCACATCTTCGGCGTGCGCGTTTGCCGGGTCGGAAAGGAAGGCATCGACTTGAGTTTCGGTGTCTCTTTTCCGTAGAACGTGTTCGACCGTGGCCTCGACATTGATGGATCGAGGCTGTGGCTGTACCTGCTGCGCATTGCGCTGCAGGGCCTCCCCCGTCTGACCGTTGACGAGGGCGTGAAGATTGACCCCGGCCACCTTGGCGACGTGAAGAACGGTGTTGACGGGATCGCGGATCAGCGCCTTTTCCCAGTCGATCGCCCGGCGCATGACATCGGCATGGGTCATGCCGGCCTGGCGGATCAGCGGCGTGAATTCCTCGAGGCCCCTGTAATCCTGCAGCACGCGGAAGCCGTTATCGACCTCCTGTTCGCGCTTGGCGATCGCCGCCTGCACTTCGCCGGGAAGGCTGGTGAACTGCGCCTTGGCTTCCGCCGACCAGCCGGGCGGAACCCGGCTGCCGATAGCTGCCGGCTGATCGCTGGCCTGGCCTCGAGACTGCGGTTGAGGCGCCTGCTGCTGGGGGGTCGGCACCCCTGCCCTCGCTGCGGGAGCCTGTTCCTGCCCCTTGGCGAGAAAGCGGCCGTTTTCACCGTCGCGCGGCTGGCCTGATATATCGCCCGGTCCATTGGCCTCGACGGTGTCGATCGCCGCTTTCAGACTGTCGCGGATGCTGACGGGTTTATCGTCGAACGCACCAAAATCTTCGCTGCCGTTGCCGGCCTCGTTCAGGTCTTCCATATCCATTGGGAAATTTCCTATGTCGGGGATTGATGCCCGTTAGAGCTTTTATGCATGTCGTTATCCCGGAACCGCTACACACTTCCGGGCGACATGCATTAGGCGTTGTACTCGGCGTGCACCCGCCGCAATTCGTTGCGGATCGCGTTACGATCCGTCTTCGGCTGCTCGATCGGCTGCGGCTTTTCATTGCCGATCTCGACCACGCCGGCTGCCCGGTAGGCCGAGCGCAGCCTGGCTTTCGAGGTGTAATGCTTTCCGTCATGCATCGACTGGATATCGATGCCGTCGCTGACGAAATGCGGCGCTGGCAGATCCGACTGCGCCGGGTTTTGCGCCGGCAGGCAGTTTTGCGGCCATTGGTCGAGTGCGTGCCAGCCGCCGCAGACGCGGCAATAGCGTTCTCTCATGCTTCTGCTCCCGTTCACTGATAGGCCGGCTGCGGCGGGAATTGCTGTGCTTGGAGCTGCTGCCCCTGGATCTGCTGCCCCCCGATCTGCTGTAATGCCTGCGCCGCCATCTCACCGCGCGCCTGTTCCACCGTGGCGCGATGCTCGATCTCGGCCTCCGCGACACTGAGTTCGGCCTTGCGCTGTTCGGCACCCGCCTTCACCTCGGCGGTTTTCAGCTTGAGCATCTCGCCGGGCGATGGTTGCGGCTCCGCTTTCGGCGCGCTTGCTGCCTGGGAAAGCTGGGCTCCCACCTGCTCCAGCGTGCTTTCCAGCTGACGGCCGGCGCGGAAGCCGCGGGCGGCAAAGAGCAGCGTCTCGACCATCACCGGCACCAGCATCGGGCTTTGCTGCGCCATGGCGCCGGCCTGCTGCATGAAGCCGCCGACCATCTGGACGAATTCCATGCGGCGCTGCTTTTCGGCATCCTCGTCGGGCTCGATCGTCGAATCCGTCTCGATCTCGATCTGGAAGCCGCGAATGCTGTCATTGCGCAGGAGCTGCACCACCTCGTCGATCGTCGGCTGCTGCATCATCTGCTGCAGCTGCGGCGGCATTTCGGGCGGCGCCATTCCTGGGGACGACTGGGCGGGTTGCCCCATCTGCTGCGCCCGCATCGCCGCCTGCTGCGCTGCCATCTGCATCTGCTGCATCTGCATCTCGACCTGCTGCTTCTCGGCCATCGTCGGCAGCTTGATGCCGCTCACCAGCATCAGCGTTTCCGGCTGGAACTGGTCGCAGATGATTTCGCCGGCAAGGCGGATGATGTCGCGGGCAAAGCGGGCCAATTCGGCCTGGCGGTCGCGAATGCGGATCGAGCCCCACTGGCTCTTGATGCGCTGCGCCGTCGCGGTTTCGGACGCCTGCGTGTCGCCGCGCACGATGTCGGAGATGCCGGTGATCTGGTAGACGTCCTCGATCAGCTGCTTGCGGGCGGACATGCAGGCGACGATCACTTTCTGCACCTCGTCGATCGGCAGCGTCACGATCGCTTTCGAGCCACCCTTGTCGGTGAAAGCCGCCCATTCCGGGATCGGCACCATCACCATATCATTCTCAGGCCGCATCGCTTTCTCGATCGCCGGCGAGACCGCGCCGTCGCCGGAGGGATAGAACACTTTCAGGCGCAGCTGATCGGTCAGCTTGTTGATGCGCTTGGTCAGGAGATCGATCTCGTCGCATTGCTGCTGGTAGTAGACATAGTCCGGAACCGGGATCAGCGAGCTGGTCGACATCGTGCCGTAGGCCGGGCGCGGGCAAGGCCAGAAATGCGTCAGGTCGAGTGGCGGCTCCGATACTTCCAGCGCCACCGGCGAGCCGTCGGCGATCCAGACGGTATAATTCTCGCTCTTGCACCAGATTTCCCAGACATGGGTCTTGCCCTCATTCTCCAGCCGCTCCGCCTGGCTGGCGCCCTTATTGCCGGCAGCACCTTCCGCCGCCCGGGATGCCAGGGCCTCCGCGCCGAAGCGTTTTTCCATTTCCTCGTCGGTCATCGGCACGCGCCGCGCCACCCAGGTCACGTCCTTCCAGCGCCGCGCCGGCGAATGCAGGAAGTCCGACCAGTGGACATAATCGATGCACACACGCTCGTCACTGATCGCCTCGGGCGCTGCTCCGCCGATCTCGCCGGGCAAACTCTCGGGTCGATTTTGGGCTGCCGCCGGGTCCGAGGGCTGGACGCCCATATCGAGCGGCTCGAAATCGGCCTCGTAGCGCAGCCACACCGTGCCGCGGGCGCAGAGCAGGAAATCGTCGCGCACCGCCCGCATGATCGAATCGATATCGGCCTCGTCGCCGGTATAGGCGAGATTGCGCTCGACCAGTTCCGAGGCGATGCGCGCCACCGGCTGGGCATCCTTGAAGCGGCGCTCGACGACCGGCTGCGGCACGCGGGCATAGACGGCCGGCTGCAGCACCGAAGTATTGGCCCAGAGCATCGGAAAGCGGCGCTTGGCGGCGCTCGTCTGGTCGGACTGCTGGTCGAGATAGATCTTCTCGATCTTGACGCAGCGGTCGTGCCAGGATTTGAAATAGCGCTGCGCGCGTTCGAGCTCCTGCTGCCAATGGGCGCCGACCTTGGCCGGATCCCAGCGCTGCCCGCCCTCTGAAGCCGTTATTTCTTCTTCCATCAAACACGCTCGCTTTGGGTCGGAGTGGAATCGGCAAAATCGTTGAATGTCATCGTCTGGAATGTCGGCAGCGGCTTACGCTCCGGTTTCAGCGGCTCGGGCGCCAGGCCGGTAAAGATGATCGCGAGCCCGCCGAAAGCGTCGGCGCCGTGCGAGGCCCAGTTGTGCAGCGGCTCGTCGCGGAAGACGCCGAGATCCTCGTCCCAATCCTTGCGGTAGTTCCTCAGGCACTTGATGCCCTCGATGCAGCCGGCCTGGTCGAACTCGACCTTTGCCAGGATGCGCCGGGTGCCGTTGATGCGGTCGTGCACATAGGCGCGCTCAACCTTGCGCACCGTGCCGAGACCGCGCGCCCTGACCTCTTTCAGCATGATCTCGATGCGGGTCATGCCGCCGCGCGTCCATTCCCGGACCTTGATGTCGTGCGGCATGTTATGGACGCCGTAGACATAGCCGTGCTCGGTACTGCGCCGTGCCAGCTCGTCGAGCATGCCGTCCATGCCGGTGCCGGTATGCTCGAAATAACCGATCATCCTGATACGGCCGGGCAGCACCTGGAACAGCCAGACGCTGTTGGTGTCGTCCATGCCGATATCGGAGATGGTGTGAACCGGATAACCATCGACATGCGGGAAAACCCCGATGCGTTCCTCGGCGTCGGCCACCGCCATCTGATCGGCGTAATAGGCACCCTCGACGCTCGCCTCGAAGGCTTCGGCCGGCGTCGAGGGATATTCGCGCTTCATGTCGCCGAGCTGGGTTTCGGCCTTCTTGACGTACCAGGCCTTCTGCCCGTCGGTCAGGGTGATACCTTGTTCGGCAAGCTGGCGGAAATATTTGGCGAAAGCATCGCTGACGATGACGCCTTGAGGCGCGATCGCATATTGCGGCTCTTTCCACCACGGGAAGAAATGGAACTTGAAGTCCAGTTCGGTCAACTTGGTGACTTGCCGCTGCTTGACCTTGGCATCCTCGCAGAGCGAATAGAAATGCCCTTCCTGGCCTTCCGCCGTGCTTTCGACGAAGACCAGCTGGCCGGCCTGCACTGTGTTCAAGGCGCCGGTGCGGACCTCCCTCGCCTTCTCGGGATATTTGGCGCAGAGCTTTCCATATTCGGAAATATGCAGATATTGCAGCGTTCCCGAGCGCAGCGAGGTGCCGACCCGGATGCTCGAATTGTTGGCGAGCAGCAGTTCGGTCTGGTTGGTCCTGACGACCGGCACGGCGTTGCGAATGCCTTCCGGCAGATTGTCATAGGGATATTTGATCTTGTCCCGAAAGATCGTCTGCACGTCGCCGAGCGTATGGGCGATGGTGCCCGCCCTGATATCCCGGTTGAAGACGCAGGCATCGAGCATGAAGATCTGGATGAAGGTCGTCAGGCCAAGCTGGCGGGCCTTCAGCAGCACATTGAGATAATGCATCTCTTCGAAAAACGTCATCTGCGTCCAGTTCATTTCGAACCTGACGCGCCGGCCCGATTTGTCGGTGATCCAGTAGAGATTGTTCAGCCGCCAGCGCCAGTCGGAAAACTGGTCAACCGCCGTTTGGAAGTCCGCGGGTTTTGCCATTGATATCTTCCAGCAATTGCGAGACTTCGCCGGTCACGCCCTGTTCGGGCTCGGCCTTCGAACCGTATTTCTTCGGCCTGAGCTTCTCGGCAACCCATTGGCGGGTGGCGATGCGCAGCTGCGAGCGCCGGATCGCCTCGCCATTCTCCTGCCAGCCGGTGGTCTCGCCGGCGGCATTCTTCTTCTCGATCCAGTCATTGCTGCGGTCATCGGCAATCTCGACCAGCTCGTCGACGAAGCCGTCGGCGAGGATCTCGCGCGCCAGCGCATAGCGCGCCCGAAACGCCGCCTTGCCGTCGTCGGCAAGCCAAGAGAGCACCGTCGATTTCGCCGGCATATCCTCATCCCGGCAGATCGCCCGCAGGCTTTCCCTGTCGGCAATGCGCTCGCAGATCTTCTCGGCCAACGCCTGGGTGAACTTGGTCGGTCTGCCCATGGGTCTGTTTCTGAAAGCTCAGAACAGCGCGATGATGTTGGACGCGGTGGTCCCGGTCAGCGCCACGATGGCCGCATGAACGGGAAGGATCGTCCCCGCCGGCACGCTCTTGAAGACCACCGGATCCACATCCCGCCGCGGCGCAATCGCCACATCACCGGCCGTGCCGATATAAAGCGCACGCGCCCCGACAATCGCACTATCATTCGGGGTCACCGCTGCTGCCCGCGAGGCCGGAGCAATCGAAGCGTCCAT